TTCCTCCAATAAGTATTATATCTATAGTATCAAGGAAAGGAAATAAAGACTATTGGTTGATATTCTGTTGATTGTTACGTCAGTTCCGTTTTGGTTCATTGGGGTCGTGTGTGTTATTGTTGGCGTCTTTGGCAAAATCACGATCAATGGTAAACCTTATATTGGTAAATGGCGTGTTCTCATCAAACTTGGTGTTACGGTGTTTGGGGCATTTTTGATTGCAATCGCGTGTCTGCTTGCTATTGCTTGAGTTTGCAATGATCAAAGTGCCATCTTTTCATTACTGGCCCAGAACCAACTATATTACAATGAGGGCATGACTTTAAGCCGGCAGAAATAATTTTCATTCTATCACTAATTTTAGACCTTGTTTGCGAAGACAAGGTCTTTCCTTTATGTGTAATAGATGCTATATGTTTTTGATGTAAAGTTTGAGTAAGACCCATTCTTCCCAAACTTATGCTTTTGCGATGTTGAGGTGATAAACTTCTATTTTGCATCAAATTACCCACAATTCATTACCAGCATCGTAGTACTTGTAGTAACCTAATCCTCTCATATAGTCGTTTTCGGTTGACACGTAGCCTAGTTTTTTCTTCATGACAGAGTACCTTGATTTTATCTCTTTTGAATTTGTCCACACATAAGATTCACCCGTGTGCCCCTTATACGTGAATCCAGTTTTTGTATAAACGTCTCCAATTGATAAATTACTATTCGAATAGGACATAATTGAACCAGAGTTGTTTCTTTGAAAATGACTAAGAAGTTTTGAAAATCCCCCTACGACCCGGCCTTTACTACAAAATCTCATCAGTTCCCAGTCATAATTTGAGTTGAATCTAGATTTACGAAATGACATCATTGCTACTAATTTATCATTATGTTTTAATCCAAGGTAAACTGAAGCATTTACATGGCCCTGAATGTGATTTAGAGCAGTAAACTTTGAAGCTTCTGATCCGGATAGCACAACTATCTTGCACTGTCGTGCATAGCACTTTTCTCCGATATTAAGTTTTGATAGGATTAAGTCACTGTATTGTTGATTCTTATTTTGAAGATCTAAATCTGTTATTTGAATAAGTGTAATTCCCAATTGCTTGCATAGCTCAAACTTTGTTCTGTGATAGACTTTTTCTTTAAACAGTTCAGAATGATAATAGATTCCATTGATTTCTATTGCTATGTTATGTGCAGGCACGTAAAAGTCTAACTCTAAAGGACTAATGACGTTACGATCCTGATGACTAAATTCTATGCTATGTTCATTCAATAGATTCATGATTTTAACTTCTGCACCACTAGTATGGTATGGTTCTTTATAGTCTATGTTTTTTACCTTTAAGTAGCGCTTTAATGTGTATACACTAATGCTGTTATCATGCGCGATTTGGTCTAATCTTCTACCATCTAGTAACGAATCTACGTTGCCAATTTTTAGATCAAAGTACTCATCGGTTTCATACCACGAATTAACTCCTAGATTATTGAAGTATGTCTTAAAGAAGCCAGCATTATGATTAGCCGTTATTCTTTCAGATGAAGCTAATTTCATACTATCAGTTTGAAAGTAATGATCAACGCCATACTTAATGTTGTTTGTATCTATAACTTTGTTTGCTACAATAGGGTTTTGCATTGGGTGAGAAACGCCAAACTTCTTAACTGAAGTAGCTTTGAATTTTCTCTTACTTGAAGGTATTGCTAAAGGCGAAGTTACTCCATAGTTTGCTTTAAGCGTTGCTCTAGATTTGTAGTAAGATTCAATGTTATAGGATTTTTTGTTCATCTCACCCCCAAGTTTGCTTGCGCATTTAACTGAGCATGTCTTAGAGTAACCCATAAAATAATTTTTGAATTTCGTATCTTTACCACATACCGAGCAACGTGGTATTAAATTTCCATTCATGAAAACATACATTGCATGTGACAGATCTGTTAATCCTGTTATTTCGAAAAGCTCTTTCTTATATGGGCTCATTGCTTTTGCAAAGCTTTTTGCTTTTGTTTTTTCGATTATGATCTTACGAAGATCTTCTTCTAACATTCTTTAATCCCTTAAAAAGAAAGGCCCGAAGGCCTTTCGTAGTTATTTATAGTTTTAGAGAATGTTCGTAACCCGAACTTTTCTGTAGTAGGTGTTGCTGTTTGCAGTAAGACCTGAATCGTTATCACCATCAGTCCACTTAGTAAGACCTTTAGCGAATGGGTTTGCAACCATACCATATCTCGTCTTGAATCCCAGTTTTGATTGGAAGTCATTTTCACCAACGGCACGGACCATTTGCAGCGGAACATATGGGCAATAGAAAATACCAGCATCAAATGTGCTAGAGCCTTTATAACCAACAACCATGAAGTTGTTAGTGCCATATGGATCGATGTAAACACGATAGCGACCATTAAGAACACCGGCGAAAGTATTGCCAGTATCATCAACGTTTAGTGCGTTGCTATTAAGTGCTGGTGTATAATCCAGAACACCAGCCATTTGAAGAGCTGATGCAACATCAGATGAACATACTAGGATGTTACCCTTACCACGTCTGGTATCTTTTGCGATCTGGTTAGCTTCACGCTCAATTTGGAACATCAGGCCCTTGAACTTTTCAACTGACCAACGGCCGTTTGAATCGACGTCGAGATCAAAAGTACCAGCAGTAGCAGTGCCACTTTGAGCTCCAACAACTGAAGTGTTATAAACCACACGAATAATTTCGCGGTTAATTTCAGCAAGAAGTTCTGATTGAAGCATGTTTGCCAATTCAGTTTCTGCGTCAAGCCCGTGAATAGCCTTAAGGTCTTGGGCTAATTCTGAAGTGTATTCAGCTTTTAGGGCGCGAGATTTAGCTGTTACAGATACCTTTTCTAGAGATACTGACATTTGATTGAAAGTACCACCACCAGAAGTACCAAGAGCTTCAGCCGCAGCAGTTGACATTCCAGCACCAGAAGCCCAAAGCGAAGTATTGGCAAAATCTGCTGGGAAAGGCGAACCGGTATGAGTTCCAGTACCACTGAAGTCAGTATCAGCTTCGTTAAAGAATGCTTCGCCTGTTGCTGCGGTTGTGTTAGCATAATTTGAACGCATCGCAAAAATCAAACCAGTAGGAGCAGTCATTGGCTGCACACCAGCAATATCATAAGCGATCAGATTAGGCATAGCGCGTCTAACTAAGCTAATGAGTACGGGATCATAATTTGCAACTGCGCCAGTGTTGTTAACCGCAGCAGTCTCTGTAAGAAACGAAGACGGTGAATAGGTTGACCCTTCACGAAGAGCATTTTGAGTATTCTCAAGAAGCTGTGCAACGATGATCTTACGACGAGAATCTTTAATATCTGGGAGAAGCTTATGCTCAAGTACAGGTCCCCACTTTTTTAATAGTTCTTCGTTTAACATTTGGTTATTTCTCCTTTATAGATTAGTATCTTTATATTTATACTAAATCAATTCTTATTGGTGTGAAGTGTTATTTAATGAAGTTACATATGCTGCAATTGAAGGATCAAGATAGTTAGATGTATTTTCAGTTTCTTCATCTAGCAATTCAATTTGATTTTGTGAATATGCTCCAGTTTTAGTAAAATAACTTTCTTTGATAATTGCTAGCTTTTGTGCAAAATCATCTAAGTTTTCATATGAAATTCCTTCTGCTAATGTGGCTAATCTAGCAACATCAGTCGTGATCATATTTTCAGTCATTGCATTAAATGTTATGTTTCTTTCAAGAGCTTCTTTTTCTTCACGAATATCAATAAATTCTTCAACCAAAGCATTGTATTTTGCGTTTGTATCATCAACTGCTTCTTGCATTGCATTAACGGCTTCAATGTCAGATTCATTAATTTCAATATTGTGGTCTTCAACTAAAGCACGAACATTTGTAAGAATTGATTCAGCAACATGTACTCTATAATCAGTTTCAAGAGCTACTTCGTTTTCTTTCATCCAATTTTCTACTACATATCCAAGATACATATCTAGTTTGTCAGTGATTTCTTCAGCAATAGATTCAGCTTGTTCAGTTAGGTCTGACTCAAACTGCTCTTGAAGTTGCTCACGAATATCTTCGGTACGCTCATAAAGAATTGCTTCAAACAATGTACTAGTTTTTGTCTTGAACTCTTCTGTAAGATCAGCGTCACCAAAAATTTGATCAAGTGCTTCATGAACACCCGCATTATTATCGCCCTGAGGAGTTTCAACAGGAGTACCTGATTGAACCGGCCCCGGCTTTACAAAAGCATCGCCCCTACGTTTCTTAACTGGACCACCAACAGCTGTTACTGGGTCAGCACTATATGAGTCTTCTCCAGTTGCCTTTGCTTCATCTAGGTCTTTATCCATCTTAATTCTCCTTCGTAATTATCTATTATCTAATTCCATACTATTTATAAGAATACATTATTCAATGGTTATAAGCTATTTAAGAACTTATTAAACATCTTTAGTGCGGTTGATTCATCTATACGCTTAGAATGTTTTATTTCTTCTTCTATTTGATCCATTGTATTAGCTGCAACCCAATTGGATGATGCTATATCATAAACCCATTCTACACCTTCCATAATACCCTTCACAAAAGCATCAGGCGCTGAAGGATCTGCAACTATATCGCCAGCAGTTGTAAGCATAAAATCACTTTGCACTTCCATAATGCCTTCTTTATTTTGCTTTACAGAACCCATTCCTCTAGAAGAAATGCCGAGTTGCGCTCCACCTTCTATTAAATTTTTAACGGTTTCTCCCATGGGAGTACCCATAATTTTTGCTTTACCAACAATGTTTAGTCCGTCAGCTTTAAGCTCGGTAAACATGTGTGAAACACGATCAAGATTTATAGCCGCCCCAGAAGGGTGCCCTAATTCCCCGAATGCGCGTTTCTTCGAAACGTAATTGGTATTATAACGGCCCATTTCGCGTAATAGAATATCTGATGGATAAATTCTTCCATTTCGATTTTTAATACCGCCTTGCATAACGATACCTTCAATATACATAGTTTTTTCGCCGGCATCGTTTGCCTCTGTAATATATTGAACATCTTCAACGATTTCTCTGATAAGCAATGCCATTTTTATTTCCTTTATCTATAAGCTATAGCAGTGCAGTACACTGTATTGCTACTCGCGATAGTATCATCAGGTTCTTTGATAAAAAATTGTTCCAAATTGGTATACATTGTGTATTCACCAATAGTTCCAGATGTATTTGCGAATGTTAGTTTTGTTGTTGCTGGGGCATACGCCCTAACTAGATTTGCTCTGCCAATAGTATTAGCTGTAGTAACGGTAAATTCTAAACTTCTAACTTTAACAAAATCACCCATTACACTACTTCCTTTGCGAATGCGATTATTTCATCAAAACTTTTTTTGTTTAGCATCAGACGTTTTTCCATTTTGTCTTTATTAGCATCACTAAGTTGGCCAAGTAACTTATTAAGTGAAGAAGCTATTTCATTAGTAAGTACTACTGATGATCCATCATGTAATTTTAATGTTCCACTCTTTAGCATTTCATTTAGTTGTGCGTCATCAAGAAATTGCTTAAGTGTTTTTAGATTTAGATTTTTCTGTGAATCTTTATACTCTTTATGATTTTTGTCTGATAATGCTTTTACATCTACTGATTCAAACTTGGGAAATTTGAAATAATCAGATATACGTATACCATCTTTTTTAGTCACGACTTTAGCGGGTTTAGTGGATTTAG